ACATCCAGAATGCGACGCGGCAATTGAAGATATTGTAAACGAAGCTATTGTAGGCGATAATAGATCTGCACCTATTGAAATTATTATGGACGAGTTAAAAGCATCTGATAAAATTAAAGGTGCAATTAAAGAAGAGTTTGAAAACGTAATATCATTATTACATTTTAATTCTTATTCACATGATATTTTTAGAAAGTGGTACATTGATGGTAGATTACCATATCACGTTATTATTGATAATGCAAACCCAAAAAAGGGTATACAAGAATTAAGATATATTGACCCAACTAAGCTTAGAAAGATTAAAGAAATCCTAGAAGAAAAGGATCCTAAGACTGGTGCCAATATAATTAAGAAGTCAGAAGAGTACTTCTTATTCCAAGATAGCAACATGGCCGGAAATGGTCAAGGATTAAAAATACATCCTGATTCAATTGCATACGTAACTTCAGGAATGTTAGATCCTTCACGTAAAAGAATATTATCACATTTACAGAAGGCTATTAAGCCAGTAAATCAATTAAGAATGATGGAAGATTCTTTAGTAATTTATAGAATCAGTAGAGCTCCAGAAAGACGTATCTTCTATATTGATGTTGGTAACCTCCCTAAAGGTAAAGCCGAAGAATATTTGAAAAACATTATGGGTCAATATAGAAACAAATTGGTTTATGATGCTAGTACTGGAGATATTAAAGATGACCGTAAACATATGTCGATGCTCGAAGACTTCTTCTTACCGCGTAGAGAAGGTGGCCGCGGTACAGAAATTTCGACCCTCCCAGGAGGAGAAAATCTCGGACAGATTGACGACATCATATACTTCCAAAAGAAACTCTACAAGTCGCTCAACGTTCCTGCTAATCGTTTAGAACAAGAGTCTGGTTTTAACTTAGGTAGATCCACAGAGATCTCGAGAGATGAAGTTAAATTTAAGAAATTCTTAGATAGATTAAGAAAAAGATTTAGTGATCTATTTTTACAGTTACTTAGAACTCAATGTTTATTAAAGGGTATTGTAACTAAAGAAGATTGGAGTAAGTTTAAAGAAGATATTGCTTTTGATTTTATTGAAGACAATTACTTCAGCGAATTAAAAGAAGCTGAGATTCTAAGAGAAAGATTTGAAATGTTGTCTCAAATGGATGAATATGTTGGAAAATACGTTTCTAATGAATGGATCCGTAAGACAGTATTAAGACAGTCTGATGATGAGATAGCTGATATTAAAAGACAAATAGCAGCTGAAAGAGCTTCAGGTGAAATCGAAGACGAAGATGACGATCTTGAAGATTAAATTATTATAAATATATAACAAGGGTAATGAATAATGAGTATACTAAATTTGATTGATAATGTAAAAGGCGGAGATAACGTTCAAGCAGCTAAAGAGTTTAATAGTCTTATGGCTGATAAGTTAACTGCTGCAATGGATGCTAAAAAGATTGAAGTAGCATCAACGTTACAAGACAGACAAAGCTCTAAAGAAGAGCAATAGGAAATAAGTAAATGAAACTTATATCAGAATATAACGACAGTAACCTAGAGGTTATTGAAGAAAAAGTCAATGGTAAAAAGACTCTCATAATTGAGGGTATCTTTATGCAAGCCGATTCTAAAAATAGAAATGGTAGAATATACGAAAAAAGTATATTAGAAGCAGCTGTTGCAAAGTACGTAAAAGAACAGGTAAGTACTGGTAGAGCCGTTGGGGAATTAAACCACCCTGAAGGTCCTTCCATTAACTTAGATAAAGTTTCACATAAGATTACTGAACTCAGGTTTGATGGCAGTAATGTTATAGGAAAAGCATCTATACTTAATACCCCTATGGGCAATATCGTAACTGGTTTGTTAGAAGGTGGAGTTAAGCTTGGTGTATCAAGTCGTGGTATGGGAAGTCTTGTAAACAAAAACGGCGCCATGTATGTGAAAGATGACTTTATGTTGTCTACTATAGATATCGTTCAAGATCCTTCAGCTCCAGAGGCATTTGTCAATGGAATTATGGAAGGTGTTGATTGGGTATGGAACAATGGTGTCCTTTGTCCACAAGAAGTTGAGAAAATTGAGACTGAAATCAAGGAAGCTCGAGGTATGCGTTCATCGGATATTGAGATTAAAGCTTTTAAGAATTTCCTCTCTAAACTTGTAAATTCTTAATAGGAGAATAAAATGTCTAATGACGAAATGCAAAACGATTTAGTCGAAGACGTATCAGAAACTGAAGAGCTTACTATCGAGGGGCTCGTTGAAGACGAACAAGTTCAAGACGAAGAAATCGTAGAAGCTAGTGATGACGCAGAAGATGAGGATGAAGACGAAGAGGAAGAAGTTGAGGAGTCTAACGACGACGAAGACGAAGAGCCTGTAGTTGAAATGCCGAAAACTAAAGCTGCTATCATGGCATCAGTAAATGATATGTTGAAGAAATCGAAGAAAGAAGGTGCACAGAAGATCTATGCTCAAGTATATAAAGTGATCAATGCTCCAGATGTTGAAGCCCCCAAAGTAGCCAAGGAAGACGTTGATGTTGACGTTAGCCACATTGACTACCAAGAGGACTTAGATGGTTTGGTTGCTGAAGAAGCTACTTTATCTGACGGATTCCAAGCAAAAGCTGGAATTATTTTTGAAGCTGCTTTGAAGTCTAAAGTAAGTGCAGAAATTGAGAGATTAGAATCTGAGTACGTTCAAAACCTTGAAGAAGAAGTAACCGAAATCAAGTCCGAGTTGGTAGAGAAGGTAGATTCATACCTTAACTACGTAGTTGGTAACTGGATGGATGAAAATAAAGTAGCAGTTGAAACTGGTCTTAGGACTGAAATTGCTGAAGACTTTATGGCTTCTTTACAATCAGTGTTCAAAGAACATTACATTGAGGTTCCAGAAGGTAAAGTGGACATGGTCGACGAATTAGCCGAGCAAGTTGCTGAACTAGAAGAGTCTCTAAATAAATCAGTTGAAGAAAATATCGCACTCACTGAGTCTGTTTCCGGTTTGGAAAGAGCTGAGATCGTACGAAATGCTTCTTTTGGGCTGGCATTAACTGAAGCTGAAAAGCTCGCATCTTTAGTAGAAGATATTGATTTTGATACTGCTGAATCTTTCGAAATGAAAGTGAATGTTGTTAAAGAATCTTACTTCAAATCTGATGTTCAAGAATCAGTAGATGAATCCCAACAATTGGTTGGAACTGACGAAGTCTCAACTGACCTCAGTGATACAATGGCTAGATATACATCAGCTATCTCAAAATACAAAACAGTCTAAATAGGGGAAACTATAATGTTTAACGCAGACAAAAACTTAATGGAAAAATGGAGCCCGGTACTCGAGCATTCAGATGTTCCAACAATTCAAGATAGCCACAAAGCAGCTGTTACAGCTCGACTTTTGGAAAACCAAGAAATTGCTGCTCGTGAAGAGCACATTGCTAAGTCTAACACCTTCCTTGGGGAAGATGCTCCGGCTAACTCAACTGGTAACGCTGTTGCTGGTTTTAATCCCGTTCTTATCTCTTTGGTAAGACGTGCAATGCCTAACCTTATCGCTTATGATATCGCTGGTGTTCAACCTATGACTGGTCCTACTGGCTTGATCTTCGCTATGAAGAGCAAGTATAGTACTCAGGGCGGAACTGAAGCTTTGCATAACGAAGCTAATACAGCTTTCTCTGGCTTGGCTAGTGTTACTCAAGAAGCTGGTCCTTCTGGTCTAGAATCTGCAGCCGATGATGGTGATGGTTCTTTGGCAACTGGCGAAACTTCTGGCGAAATCGTTTCCGATTATGCTGGTGGTCTTAGTACTGCTGCTTCTGAAGCATTGGGTACTGGCGGTTCAGGTGGTTCATTCGGTGAAATGGCATTCTCAATCGAGAAAGCTACAGTAACTGCTAAGTCAAGAGCTCTTAAAGCTGAATATACTATGGAACTTGCTCAAGATCTTAAAGCAATCCACGGTCTAGACGCTGAAGGCGAACTTGCTACTATCCTTTCACAAGAAATTCTTGCTGAAATTAACAGAGAAGTAGTTCGTACTGTAAACCGTACTGCTAAGCTAGGCGCTCTTCAGGCTTCTGCTACTGTTAAAGGTATCTTTAATATGGATACTGATTCAGACGGTCGTTGGTTGGCTGAGAAGGCTAAAGGTCTTATCATCCAGATCGAACGTGAAGCTAACGTGATCGCTAAAGAGACTCGTCGTGGTAAAGGTAACTACGTTATCTGTTCTTCAGACGTAGGTTCTGTACTTGCTGCTTCTGGCATGCTTGATTACAGTCCAGCTCTTGCTACTAACCTTAACGTTGATGATACTGGTAATACTTTTGCTGGTGTTCTTAATGGCAAGTTCAAAGTGTACGTAGATCCATACGCCACTGGTGACTATGTTTGTGTTGGTTATAGAGGAACTACTCCATATGATGCAGGTGTATTCTACTGCCCATACGTTCCTTTGACTATGGTTAAAGCAATTGGTGAAGAAGACTTCCAGCCTAGAATCGGCTTTAAGACTCGCTACGGTATGGTTGCAAATCCATTCGTTGCTACTGATGGTACTGTTGGCGCTGATCGTGCTAACCCGTACTTCCGTATCTTCCGTGTTGACGGTATCATGCAAAGTGCATAATCTTTAATTAGATTAAACTAAAGGGTCCTTCGGGGCCCTTTTTTTATGTGTATAAATAAGTATATACAAGGATGATGTTCTACGTATCAAGTGGTACGTACCGCATTAGTGGTAAAGGGACCCATAGGATGGAAATACAAGAAGAACAGGAGATTGTCACTATGCATAAATTATTCGCATTAGTAGCAGTAGTTTTGTTGGCTGGTTGTAATACTGTAGATTCTGTAATTGGTGGAACTAAGGGTATTATTGGCGGTGTTGCTTCAGACGTAGTTGGAGTTACTGCAGGCACTTTAGATGTTGTATCTGGTACAATTAAAGGTGTTGCCGAGAAGACTGGCGTTGAAACTGGCGCTAAAGAGATTTAAGTTTTAAGGAGTTTGCCGGCCATGGATGGCATATTCTAACATTTAAAGAGTATAAATAGATATATGACTACATCAAATAAAAACTTTTTATCCCCAGTAGGGTTTCAATTCGTTATTAACAGAAAGAAATTTTCTAATA